GCCTGCGGTGCCGCGCGGTGTCGGCGGGAGTGTGGCCGCAATGCGTGGAGTGCGGAGCGGGGCCGGGGAGCGAGGAGTATTACGAGACGCGGGTGGAGGGGGAGGCACGGGCTGCGGGACTGTGGTTTGAGCGGCTGCGGGAGATGCGGGAGCCCGAGCGGCCGGAGGATGGGATGGCACGGGTGGACTACACGGATAAATATTTTTCGGAGAAGCGGTGACTGAGGCGGTCGCGCGGTGCCGGTGCCTGCGGTGCGGGCATGGGTGGGTCGACAGGCTGGTGCTGCTGGACGCGCGCCGGTTCAAGGGGTTGACGGGGTGGGCGTGGGTGTCGGAGGCGTGCCCGCGGTGCGGGGGGTTTTATTGGGAGCGACAGGTGGCACCGGCCGGCGGGGTGCATTTGGGAGACAGGAGGGTGTGATGGTGCCGATCGGGATACTGGTAGCGGTTGGGCTGGTTGGGCTGCTGGCGGGGTGGCTGTGATGGCATTGGTCGGCCGCCGGGGCCTGCTGCTCGGCTTGCTTGCCGCACCCGTCATCGTGCGGGCGGGGAGTTTGATGCCGGTGCGCAGTCGGTGGGCCACCGGCGGTCTGGTCCGGGCTGGCGATGCGGTGCCCGACATCGTGCCGGTTTACAATTGGGTCGTTTGCGGTTTCGACGAGGACGGGTGGTACCGGCGCGAGGTTCTGGACGCGAGGCTGGCGACATGACACGCGCGCTTTTCATCACGACGGAGACGAACAATTGCGACCCGGTTGTGGACAGCTGGACGGTGCGGCCGGCGGGAGATGAGGCGGTGCGCCGTGGCGTGCGCTTCAAATACTGGTGCGAGGGGCACCGACGCGACGGGGACATGACGCTGGTGGCCGAGCGGCTGGCGTCGGGCGCGCATGTGCCGGAGGGATGGCCGTTGCCGGAGGGCGACGGGCGGCCGGACTGGCGCGGTCTGGATGTCGTGTTCTACATCGGGGCGTGCGTGGCGCCGGGCAATCCGGGGATCGACACGCTGGGGATGATCGGGCGGGCGGCGCCGCTGGTGCATATCTGCTTCGACGGGGGCGACAGTCCGTGGTGGCCGGTCATGCGGCGGTACCGGCAGGCCGGCGTGTTCCGGCTGCAGGTCAATATCGACGGGGCGGAATGTCCCGAGGCGGACATGACGACGCTGTGCCCGGTGGACCCGCGGCCGTATGACGCGGGGGTTGCGGGGCTGGAGCGGGATATCCCGCTCGGCTTCTCCGGCAATCTGGGATCCGGGCTGCGGCAGCAGATCGCCACGTCGCTGATGCAGGAAGCGGGGCTTGTGGTGCGGCCGCGATCGGGTCTTGAGACGGCGGACTACGCGGACTATGCGCGGTTCATGCGGCGCTGCCGGGCGGTGGTCAACATTCCGGTATCGGGTACCGGCCAGTATCTCCACGTCAAGGCGCGGGTTATCGAGGCAGGGCTGGCCGGTGCGGCGGTCCTGGATCACGAGGCGAGCCCGTCGCACAAATGGTTTCCCGGCGCCATCATTCCTTACAGGGGCGAGACGCTGGTGCAGGTGGCCGCCGGTCTCACGGAGGCGCAGGTTGCCGACGCGGCGGGGCGGCTGTCGGAGGCTGTGCGCGCCAGACATATGCCGTGGCATTTCTGGGATGCGGTTTGCGGGAGGGTGGGGCTGTGAGGGGATTGCGGGCGCTCTGGACGCACGGGTGGCGTCGGGCGGTGTATCTGTGGAGGTGCTTTCCGTGACGGCGAAGGCGAGGAGTCTTTAATGGTGACTGTTCTGATGTGGATTTCCGGCATTTCGCTCGTCGTCATGGTCAACGCGATGGTATGGGATGTGCTGGTGTCTGCGGCGCGTTCCCGCGAACCAGTCAATTACTGTGCTGGCATTGCGTTTGCGGTGTTTGTCTTGGCGGCTGAATTGGCCGGCGCCCTGTATTTATACGGGTTGCTATCGCGATGACCCGCAAGCTGAATGGAGATACGCGATGACGGATAACCCGCTGGACGGTCTTCCTGTCCCCTTGCGGATGCGGCTCACGGCAGCATCGTTTGAATATAATCGTGTCTTGGAAAAATTGATGGCCGTCCGTACGGAAGTGCGGGAGTACCTGCTGCCGGAAACTCGGCTTCATATCCACGCCCCCGCAGCGACGAAATACTTTGTGCGCGTCAAGGAACGGTTTTGCCGCACATGGCATATCGTGGCGGACGTGCCGACGAAGCGCGAAGCGTTAGATTTCGCTTGCGTGCTGACGGACACGAAGGGCCACAAGCTCCGCATCATTCAGGTGCTTGCGGCCTACGAACGGTACGAACCGTCACTTGTTGTTGAGATGAGGCCCCGATGACCACATGGCAACCGATAGACACGGCTCCGAGGGATGGGAGTAATTGCTGATGAAAATTAATGTCACGGAACTTCCGACGTTTTCTCAGCCGACCGTAGGCAACGTGTACGCCATTGGCGGCGGCTACGGACGGCGCGCGGGGCACAGCATGGTGCTGCTCGCAATAACTGAGAAGCAGTCGTGCCTGCTGATTGTGATTGATAAAGAGGGCAAGCCAATCGGCGTGACGTCATATGGACTGCACCATATAGAAGAGCGCGCGCCCATCGCATTTGTGCGCGGCCTTGATGAACTGAACCTAACGATGGAGCCGTTGCAGTGATCGACCCATTCGGTGACAGAACATGCATTTGTGGTGAGCCAGCAGTACTGCACAGGTTCATCGGTGGCTGGTTGTGTCGCTCCTGCGCCAACAAGCCAAGCCATTTACGACGGAGGGAAAACCAAACGATTTTCCCCGAACCCCCGAAGGAGGACAAGTGACGTCCGGTATTCCAAAACGCAAGCGCGGCCGCCCAAAAGGACTGCTTGGACTCATGGTGTTCGTGTCCGGCGACACCGAGGCGTGGCTGCGGCGCGAGGCCAAGCGCACGGGTGTACCGGCGTCCAACATCATGGAGCTGGCGCTGCTGCGCCTGCGGCACACGCGGCCCGAGGCGGGGCTTGTAGAATTGCGCGAGATGGCGGTGCCGCGCGCATCGGGTGCGGCGATCGAGAAGGAAGCCGTGACGGTCCGGGATCTGGCCGTGCGTGCGGCGTTGGGGAAATAGGAGGAAACCATATGGCAGGCTCAGTCAACCAGGTGACGCTACTCGGCAACGTCGGCAAAGACCCCGAGGTGCGCACGCTGCAGAACGGCGACAAGGTGGTTAACTTCTCGCTGGCGACGTCGGAGAAATGGCGCGACAAAAATTCGGGCGAGACGCGCGAGGATACGGAGTGGAGCCGGTTCGTCGTCTGGGGACCGCTGGCCGAGGTGGTCGAGAAATACGTGCGCAAGGGCAGCAAGGTCTACCTGCAGGGCAAGCTCAAGACGCGCAAGTGGACCGACAATGCGGGCGTGGAGAAGTACACGACCGAGGTTGTCGTCGACAGGTTCAATGGGCGCGTCGTGCTGTGCGGCGAGAAGCGGGAGGGTGGTGGGGGCGAGAATCTGTCTCATGGATCGGCACCGCGCTCCGGTGGTTCGCAAGGGCCTATTGACGACGACATTCCGTTTGCGCCGAGCGTCTGAGGCCACCATGTCAACCCGATCAGAGCAACGCAACCTGCGTATCAACAAACTCCGCGAGCGGACATGCGGCCTTCGCGAGCTGGACTTCGTGCGACAAGCCCAGCAATGCGATACATTCAGCCGATGGCTCGAGAAGCATGGCGTGGTCTACGAGGACGAGCCTGTGTCGGCGCGAGCCCCGCGCCGACAGATCGTGCGGCCGCGCCGTCCGCTGTTTGACATGACGTATGGCGGCGTCTCGTCGACGTGGATGGGGTGATGACAAAAGGCTACACCGACGCTGACGAGAAAGACAAAGAAGCGTGGCGGCTGATCGTCGGTGCGCTTGATGGGTTTATCATGGTCACGGAGCGCAAGTCCCAGGAGTGGCTTGCCGAGGACGGAACGGTTGTCGGTCCCAAATGGTGGCTCGTCACCCTCATCCTGCACGCGCTTGAACGGATGCGCGCGGCGTCTGGCGGCCAGTTGGATGCGGACGTTGCGGAGGTTGTGGAGGACATGGTGCGCGCGGCGACAGAAGGGCGGCCGCTTTATGTCATCACGCCCTTGGCAACGCACGGCGGAACGGGGACGATTCAGTGAATTTAACCCAAGCCAATCTTGAAGAGATGCTAACCAGTATCGCATCGCTGAAAGACGCGGTGGGGCGTCGGATCTGCGTGGTCCCGACACAGATGATTGTGCATGGGCATAACCTAATTATGTTCGTGGATATTTTCGTATCGGAGCCGTGGGAACGCGCTCGGCAGTTGTTCAATGCTGGTCACCGCGGTCCATGGCAGCGCGGATTCTGGAGGAAGAAATGAAAGAAGTCGTAATTATTGCCGGTGGCAATCGGCCTGAGCTTGGCGGCGGGGGCGGCGGTGTTGCATTGCATGACGGCCCCGCCGATTACGTCACCATTGACGTCGACACTCTTGAGACCCTTGCGCATGGCGTCGCGTTCGCGCGCGACGTAGCGCAGACTCTTCACGTGCACTTCAATGATCCGGCGATGGAACGCACGCAGAAGAAAATCCACGATGCGCAGCGCGAGGCCATGCGGCTTGTGGGACTGGCGCGCCGGCCGCGATGACGAAGACCCCCCTCCCCGTCGACATATCCGCCGCTGCCGCCGAACTTCTGAGCCGACGCAAGGCGATCGGTAGCCTGCATGAGTTTGTGCGGCAGGCATGGCCGCAGGTCGAGGGCGGCCGCGAGTTCGTGGACGGATGGATGATCGGCGCCATCTGCGAGCATCTGGAGGCGGTCCACCTAGGGCAGATCCGCAACCTCCTCATCAACGTGCCGCCGCGCATGGCGAAGTCGCTGCTTTGCAATGTGTTCTGGCCGACATGGGTGTGGCTGCACAAGCCCGAAACGCAATTTCTGTTCACGTCCTACAGCGCAAATCTGACGATCCGCGACAATGTGCGTGCGCGCCGGATCATGGAAAGTCGGTGGTTTCAAACGCGATGGGGCGACAAGTTCGGACTGGCCGGCGACCAGAATACGAAGTTGCGCATTGATAACGACAAAGGCGGCTATCGCGTTACGACGTCTATCGACGGAACCACGACTGGCGAGGGCGCGGACATACTTGTGATTGACGATCCGAATCCGCCCAAAGACACAAGTGAAACCATGCTCAAGGCGGCGCTGGATTGGTGGCAGGGAACGATGCCGACCCGCGTCAATGATTTCAAGACGGGGCGCAAGGTAACGATCCAGCAGCGTGTCCATGAGTCCGATATCACCGGCCATATCTTGAAGAACGAAGCGGGAGATTGGGTGCCGCTCATTCTGCCGATGGAATTTGAGGTCAGGCGCCGATGTGTGACGGTTGCGCTTCCGAGTACGGGTGGAAAGAAGTGGCACGATCCGCGTGTCTCCGAGGGTGAGCTATTGTTCCCCGAGCGCGTCGGGCCGAAAGAATTGGCCACGCTGAAACGCGGCCTTGCGACAAGTTACCTGATCGCCGGCCAGCTCCAACAGCGCCCGGCCCCCGAAGCGGGCGGCATGTTCAAGCGCGACTGGTTCCGCAAGTGGACGAGCCCCAACACGCCGAAACTGGAATGGGTGATGACGAGTTGGGACACGGCGCTGTCGGAAAAAGAGA